AAGCCACTCAAGGAGGCCAGCAATATGCCGAATTCGGTGCTGGCATGATGGGTAAAGGCACAAATACGCTCAGGGACTACTACACTAATCAAACCTCTGCCCTACAGCCCTTCCAGACCGCGCTAGGGGCTTCTCAAGGCATCGAGAGCATGGGACAGGGTATGCTTGATCTCGGAGCGCAATTAGGGGGTAGGCAGGCTCAAGCAGGTGCTTCACAGGCTAATGCTTTGATGCAGGGCGCACAACAAGCAGCTCCTTATGGATATGCAGCAGGTTCCTACAGTCCGATGGGAACAGCTTTGATGAGTGCCGGTGGGATGATGCAGAACTACCGCCCACAACAGCAAAACCCAAGTTGGTATAGCGGTTCAGGCTTCTCAGGCGCAGGTCAGGGAACTGATGCTTGGCGTACTGGTGGTTTGCCTTATTAGGAGCAATCATGGCTATCGTAGAAAGTCTATTCGGTGCATCGCCCTATGAAGTCCAGCAACAACGCATGTTGCAGGGAAATCAGAATGCGATGGCATTAGCTCAACTCGACCCATTCCAAAGGGCTAACTATGGGATAGGTGCAGGTGCAGGAATGCTGGCGGGTGCTGGAGCAAAGGCAATTGGTATGGTTGACCCTCTTGAGGAACAGGCAAAGCAACGTCAATCTGCCATGCAGGGTGCTGATACGACCACTCCTGAAGGATTGAAAGCCCTTGCACAGAGACTTCAATCAATGGGTATGCAGGAACAGGCGATGATGGCTGCGACCGCTGCGCAGAAGATGGAAGCAGAACGGACAGAATCCCGTTTCAAGACTGCACAAACCATGAAAGAAATGGCTTTGGCTGATAAGGCATTACGTGAAAATCCAAACTATAGTCAAGTTGCGAAAGAGTTGATTGATGCCGGATATATTTATGGCACACCTGAATTCAATGATGAAATGAAACGCAGATACGAATCTGAATTGAAAAAGAAAGGACAGACTATAAATGTAGGGGCACCATCTGAGGTTATTGATATACCGAAATTCAGGGATAAAGCTAGAGAAACAATACAGCCATACATAACAACATCCGATGCTGCCGATACATCGCTTGAAATGCTGGATTTGGCAATCAAGCAAAGTAATCCGACTGCTTATCAGGGTTCGCGTGTGCAACTTGCAAAAGCCTTTGGCGATTCACAGATAACCGGAGCAGAGATAAAAGCTGCTGGTGGTGATCCTTCTATATGGGGTGGATTGAAAGACTCGACTTCAACATTATTTACAGGAACGCCGTCTGTTGAAACGATGAATGCAATGAAGCGCACATTAAAAGCCTTGAAAAAAGTTTCAGAATCCAAAGGAAAGAAAGAGATTGATATTCAGAAAAAGATAGCTAAGAGTCAAGGCATAAAAGAAGATGTCATAGATTTGATGTTTGAGTTTCCTCAATTTGAAGGAGCAGGGAATGTGCCAATAACTGAAAGCAGAACTCTATCAAGCGGAAAGAAAGTAACGGTTACGGTAACGCCATAATGCCAACTTATTCTTATGCAATAGACAACAAGAAATACTCAAGCGAGACGCCTTTAACAGAGGCGGATTTGCTTGAGTTGTCTGGCAACGCTCCAAAAGAGGAACCTAGTCGTATTGCGGAAGCAATGCGTAAAGGGTTTGCTGGTGGACTCGGTAATATATCAGGTGCATTGGAATTTCTTGGTAGAGGGATTGGTGGAGGTAGAAGTCCTTATGGATTCACAGAAGGTAAGGAAAATATACAGAAACCATTGATGGGCGCACTTGGAAGCACAGGTGTAAAACCACGTTCTCAAACAGAACAGATTGGCATGGCTGGCATCGAAGCTGTCGCTGACCCATCAACCTATATCTTGCCTGCCGGTGCTGGAGTTAAACTATTCAGCGGTATTGGGAAGCCTGTTTATAAGGCCGTAGAGGGATTATTGACTGGCATGGGTAGTGAGGCTGGCGGGATTGTTGGCGAGAAGGTTGCTGGAACACCGGGGCGTGTTGTAGGCTCTCTTGTCGGTGGCGTTGGAACTGGAATTGTTGCAGGCGGCACACCACGAGCAGTAACGATGGCTGCGCCTGCTGTTAATAAAGTAAAGAATTTGATTTCCAAAGCGCGTGGATTGGAACCAATCGAACAGGCAGAACGTGCGGCACAAAAGCATATTGATAATATATTTGTTGCTGCTGCGACTGCTGATCCAAATTTTGCCGATGTATTTGAACAGGCACTTAAAGCACAGGAAAAGACAGGAATCAAATTGCCACTTAGCGCAATGATGAAGGACAACCCTGTTATCAACGCATACATAGGGCATCTTGCAAACAAAGACCCGGCTTTCCGTAAAGCATATTTCGAGCAATTCGAGGAAGCGAAAAAAGGACTTGGCGCAAAAGCCACAAAATTATTTGGTAATGTGACTGAAACAGACAAGATAATTGGCAAATCAATAACCGAGAAAGGAAAGGAATTTGCCGGTATTGGCAAGTCAGTTGATAAACGACTCAATATGTTGACCGGAGAGGCCAGACGAGCGAGTGCTGAACTTGACGAAATCAATCCAGCTGAATTTGGTTCTCGTATTGTAAAAGTAACTGAGTCTGCTGAAACAGCAGCTAGGGCTGCTACTACTCCAAAATATAAAGCTGCTTTCGACATTGCCAAGGCAAAAGGTTTGGAACTTCCAAAAGAATCAGTAGAGGATATTTATACTACCGTAGTGACAGGAAGAAACTCTGATATTTTTGCTACTTTCCCATCAATATATGCGAAAGTGAAATCTACTTTCAAACCTAAAGAGGCTCCAGAATTTCAAGTAACTGAATATGGAATGATACCTACTGGTGCAAAAGCTGAATTCAAGGGGGCTTCGATAGAGGACTTGGATTCGTTGAAGCGCGAAGTAAATCTACAACTTCGCAAAGCGCGTACTGATTCTCATATCAGAGTATTACAGGACTTCAAGACGAAGGTTGATGAACATATCAATACGCTAGATAAGGAGTTTGTTGATGCTTATCGTACAGCAGACAAGACATACATGGCGAAGGTTGGATTGCCATTCAACGAAGAAACAATCAAATCCATAGAGCGTGCAAAATTCGATGAGAATATAGTTCCGTTGCTTACGAAGAATAAATCAACTGCCAGTCAGTTTATAGCTGTTACTGGTGAAAATGGGAAGAAACTCGTCGAAGATGCTTTTGTTAGTGACTTGGCTAAATTTGCTATCAGGGATGGAACTTTAGACCCAAATAGGGCAAAGGCTTGGCTTGCATCACATAGGGAACAACTTGCATTACTGCCTGATACCAAAAAGAACATTGAGACATTATCGAAAAATGTAGATGGATTGCTTGAAAGAAAAAAATTGCTTGAAGCATCATTTGATGATGCAACCAAAGCGAGGATACTAAAATCAGAAGGAACGAGCGCACAGGAACTCGTGAACAAGATGTATGGTTCAGGTAATTTCACTGACAGGTTTATAAAGCAATACGGTAATGATAAAGATGCGATGAAGGCTGTAAGGTCGTTCATGCTGGATGACATCATCAAATCAGGACAACCATTGGCAACATTAAATGATAGAAGCCGTAAACAAGTTTATGATTCTGTTTTTGGAACTGGTTACACTGGAATGGTGAAGAATCTGGCATTGATTTCTGATCGCATTACCAAAGACCCTAGTGCTGTTGCTGCAAGCCTGAAAGATATTGATGCTGATATGCTGACCAAGATGATTGGTATGAAACCTGAACGGCTTACGTCTTTATTCTTTACTAATCCTGTTGTAAGCAAACCTGTTGCGATAATGACTGTCGTAAATAGATTTTTCAATAAGAAGGCTGGTGAAATTGTTGAGCGCGACATGAAGAAGTTGTTGCTTGATAGGGAAGCTGGAACCAGAATACTTCATGCAATGAAACCGGGCGCAAACGGACAATTAGACCTTGCAAAATTAATTTCATTTGCAACATGGGCGAAGAAACGCGGATATGATTTCGGGCAAATGCTCAAGGAAGATGCAACAGCAGGTGCTATACGTTCATATCGCGGAATGAATCAAGAAGAATTGCAACAAGAAGAGGAACAACCATGACGTATCTCGAATCCGTGAATTCAGTCCTATCCAGACTACGTGAAACGTCTGTCACCAGCGTATCTGCAACTACTTATTCAACACAAATTGGGCAGTTCATCAATGATGCCAAGAGACAGGTTGAGGACGCATGGAATTGGGATGCGCTCTACACGGTAAAGACTGTCACCACTTCATCTGGGGTCAGCAACTATATCGTGACCGGCTCTGGATTGAGCCAGAAACAGGTGGTAGTGAATGACACGACAAACGACAGCCAGCTTATCAACAAACCGCGTCAATGGATAATCGACCTGCAGGACTTATCCACAGTCACGAATGCAAACCCATCCTATTACGCATGGAATGGCAATGACGGGACGGATAGCAAGGTTGAGCTATTCCCAACCCCGAATGGTATCTACACCCTCAAGTTCAGGATGTATATCCCGCAAGCTGTCCTGAGTGCCAGTGGTGACATCATCCTTGCTCCGAGCGAACCTATTGTTCTGGGGGCTTATGCGAGGGCTTTGGTAGAGCGTGGCGAGGATGGTGGACTAAGTTCCAGTGAGGCTTATGCGCTATTCAAATCAAGCCTTGCAGATCATGTTGCCCTCGAATCGGCAAGGTTCACTGAAAACGACTGCTGGGTGGCAGTGTGAGCCAACCTTTAACATCGCTTTCAATAACCGCGCCCGGGTTCTTCGGAATCAATCGGCAGGATGCGAGCATAGACTTACCCATAGGATTCGCCCAATTAGCCGATAACTGCGTCATAGACAGATATGGCAGGTTAGGGGCAAGGCATGGCTGGACGAAGGCTAATACGACCTCTGCCGAGCTTTCTACAGCCAATGTGACTGCGATGGGGGAGTTGATAACTTCTACCGGCGTGAGTTATATCCTTTGTGCCGGAAACAATAAACTATTCAAACTCGCTTCCGGTGCTTTGACCGAACTTACCTATGGCGGTGGCGGGGCAGCCCCTACGATAACAGCAAGCAACTGGCAGATAGTCACCCTGAACGGGATAGCCTATTTCTTCCAGAGTGCTTATGACACGTTGATATTCGACCCAACTGTTTCCGCTACCTCTTATCGCAGGGTGACGGAGAAGGCTGGATATGTGGCAACGATACCATTGGCGAATACAGCCATCAGTGCTTTCGGGCGGATATGGTGTGCTGATACGACCACCGATAAGAAGACTATCGCATGGAGTGATTTGTCGTCAGGGCATATCTGGC